TAAGCTGTAACAAAAACACCTTGCTCATTGTCTCCACTGTATATTGGAATAGGTGTTTCAGAGTCTACAGTTAATCCTGTGTTTTCTGCATCATTATCATTAACAATTAAAACGTACTGACCAACCTTAATCTTACTATTTGCAGCTGATATAGTAACTATAGCACCTGAGTTGGATCCAGTTGCAGCAGCAGTTGTAACACCGTTGTGATTCATAAAACCATCAGCAGCACCCACTGCATCAGTACTTCCTGTTATATTAGGAAAACCTGCTCCAGATGAAACTCTTTTTTCTGACACTAAAGCTGTTGGTGTGCTATCTGACAAAAATTGAATAGCAGTTATCACCATACCTTTGGGTGGAACTACTGGCTTTGCGACATTACTAACAACACTACCTAGCTGCCCAAAGTTATATGCTACTGCACTTGAATTTATACTCATTGTCTTTTTTGTTTTATTTGTTAGTTTTATTTAGGGTCAAAACCACCTAAGTTAAAATTACCACTAAGTATATCATTACCTGATGACTCAAAGTTTTTAGGGGGTTTCTCTTTTTTTCTTTGATCTATTAATTCAGATTGTTGAGATGCTTGAATTTTTGTTCTTTCATCTTTACGATCTTCTTTTTCTTTTTCCCTGTTTTGTATACCGGAAGTTTCCATTTGCTTTAACTGTAAGTTATATTGAAACTCTAATTCCATTAATTCTTTTTTAGCAAAAACTTCTTGTTGCATTTTTTGAGATTCTAATTGAGCTTTTAGTTGTTCTAACTGACTGTTAATTTGTATTAGTGACTGTTGTTTCTGAACTTCAGCTTGTGCCGCTACTTGTTGTGCTTGTGCGTTTGCCTGTGATTGAGCTTGAATGTTTTGTTGTTGAGCTGCTTGATCTCTTTCAAACTTCTTTTTTCTCCTAATTTTAAGTAATTGATTAGCTAGTTTTACGTTTTTAACTTGTCTAAGATCTATAGCGTCTTCTAAATCTATACTCTTTTGAGCTACAGCAACTTGAATATTGTTTTCAAGCATACCTTTTTCTTCTTCATCAGGCTCAAGTTCTATAAATATTCCAAAGTCATGTATGTGTAGATTTTGCAGTTCATCTAATGTAGCAACATTATGAACACCTATGCTTTGTATAAAAGCATCTCTTGTAGGGGAGTATTCTAAAACATCAGATATTCTAAGGGATAAACATTCAGCAGTTTCTGCTGTTAAAAATAAACCTGATTGTAATATATGTCTAGTTGCAGTATTAGAGTTTGCTGCTGCTAATTTCTGTACACCGACTAAAGCATTTTTGTCTGGTGTACTACCATCCCTAGCCTCGTTTAAACCAGTTACATCCCTTATCATTTGTAGATAATAGTTGTAAGTCTGAATAAGTGTTTGCATTTTTTGACCACCACTACCACTAGAAATTTCTTGAATAGGTACTTTACCCGGATTCATATCTCCTTCTGATGTTAATGATCTACCTATAATACTACCTGTTTGAAAAAACATGTTTAATGCTTCTTGAGGATTGTAGTTTGTTCCGTTACCTAAGTCAATTTCAGCAATACCGTCAGCGTCTAAATAAACACCATCAGGAATTAACCTTGACATTACTTGTTGTAGTTTTAAATGGGTTAACTGAATCATATCGGCAAACCCAGTTATTCTACCTACTAAAGATTCTATTTTTCCTTTGTATAATCTAGGTGCAACAATAGCGTAATTCATCTTTACTTTAGAGTTATCACTTTTGGGTCGCATCATATTTGTTGCCATCTCCCACTTTAATAACTTTTTAGTACCAAGGACTAACACTCCTTCATATAACACCTCAACAGATCTAGATATTTTTTCAAACTTATCATCTAAAACTTCTGATGGAGGATTAAAAGAATCATCTTTAACTAATATTTTTGAAGATCCTGTAGCAGTTTGTTTTATCTTATAAACCTCATTCATGTAGGTTTTATAATTAAAATATAAAACGTCTATCTGATTATTATCACTTTGATTGTACTGAGATCTACTATTAGGTATCGATGTATTATTTGGTTGTTTTACTATTTGTTCTAAGTCCTCATCACTAAGATTAGGAAATTCTGTTTTTAATTCATTTACAGGTATTGTTTTTAATTCTCCAGCATAATAAATATCTTCAAAATAAGGAGACTCACTGTAAGAGTAAACTAAATTAGCAGGATCAACATACTCTACTTTAATTCCTTCTGATTGACTAAAAGTGTTTTTAACACAACCAATTCCAATTACCGTAAGATCATAATAAAACCTTTTCTTTGTTAACTCATATTTATTAGAATTAAACAATACACTTATAGCTTGTTCTTCTGCTATCTCAATGGATTGTTTATAAGTCAACTGCATGTGTAATGCTAACTCTTCTTCTGAATCAGGTAATTTTTCTTCAGGGGTGTTTGCTAAATCAACACCAAAAGCTTGTTTTGTAAAAGCATTTAATTCTTTAGTTCTCATGTCAGCTAATAAGCCTTCCATGTATTCTGTTCTTTTACTAACTCCATAAGGGTCTTGAGAGAAAGCCTTTACATCGTAAGTTCTTTCAGCAATACCATTAACAACAATATCTACAAACTTTGGAATTATAGGTATTGGTGTCCAGTCTAAATTAAGATAAGATAAATCACCGTTTATAGATAACTCATCTTTATATTTTTGAATAGATTGTTCTCCTCTAGCATACAACCTTAATCTGTGAAAATTATCAAAGTTACTCCTAAACCTATCACTTCCATAATCAGTGTAGTAGAACCACTCGTTCTCTATAGCTTTAGCTACTTTCAAACCATACTCTTGACTCATCTTTTCAAGATCACTTGCTACTTGGCTTGGAAAATAATTTTTAATACCTGATTGAGCCATATTGTTATTTTATTAATTTAGATGATGTTCCTTTGTTTTCATACTTAGCAAAACCAACATTAAATTTATTTTTTTCTTTTTTAACACTTGGAGAGTATAGATTTTTATTACAAGCCATAACCGCTAACCCACTACTTATTGAAGCATCAAACTTGGTTCTGTTGTTTATATCAAATCTTGACCAATCATTTAATGTTTTATTGAAATACATGCTACCGTAATCTCCTTGATCTTTAATACCAACATGACCTTGTATATACATTTCAATAGCTGCTGCGTGAGCTTGCTTTATATCTTCACTTGAATTGGGTATACCACCTATTTCTTTCTCTGTAGTTGATAACTTATTCCATATTTTATCAGGTCTATTCATCGAATACCCCCTGTAACCTCTTCGTTTTAAATAGTATAATAGCCTTGGTTTATTATTCTCTGCTAAGATAGGCATTCCGTAAAAAACTAATGCCATTAGAACATCTTCAAAAAATATTTCAGCGGTCTGTGGTCTAGCAATGTATTCTAAAAAAAATTGATTTGGCGGAGCATCCTCCATAGAAAATTTTGTTAACCCATGAAGTGCACCTTTAGAACCTTGTCCGTCTACAGTTCCTGATATGTCATAACTATCGCATCCAAAAGCACCCATATATTCATTTCCGGGTTTTTTACCTTGTGATGTTTCTATTACTCTGTTTTGTAAATTAGCTCTAGGTATCCAGCTAATAATAAATCTTCCTTTTGGATCTGGATAAAATATAACTTTAGAATCTTTTATTCCACTTATCCATTGAAAATTACCAGTTGTAATTTTGTTTATGCTACCAACTCCTTCATTATAATCTATCTGTTCATATATTTTAGCTAGATTAAATATACTGTTTTTTGTCTCATCTCTAAATGCATGTTCCTCTGTTCTAGGGAATTGTCTGTAAAACTCATTTAAAGCATCAGGATCATTCTTTAAACCATCAACCTCATTCTGCCAATGCTCTAGTATTCCTATGTCTATAGTTTCATTATAAGGTCCTTTTATTTCTGTTTCAGGATTATCGAAGACTGGGTAACCATGTTTATCAATAAAACCTTCATAATTCCACTCCATAGGGATAAAAAGACTATAAAGACCTGAACTCGTTTGACCATTCCTGTTTCTTTTTACTACATTAGAATCTTTATATAGTTTCTTGAAATTTCCACCACCTTTATCTAATGAGTTAGAGGTGGATCCCATCATACACTTACCTATTATTCTACTACCTAATCTTAAGGTTGTTTTGGTAACCCTCCAGTTGTTGAGTATGTTGTTCGGTCTCTCCCATTTCCCTGATTCATCATGTACAAGGAGTTTAAGTTTCTCTCCGTCATAGGAGTTGTCACCGGTGTTCTTCCAATCGATGGTGGTGTCCAAGCCTTGTAGATCTTCCGGCTTGTCGGTGCTTGTAATACTCCGTCTGGTAAGTTTTGATGCTGGGACTCTGAATGCAAGTTCCGTTTTTGGTCTATCCATACCGTCTTGGATTGGCTTGAAGAAGAACGGGTAGTTGACGGATATTGGCACGACTTTGTCTGTAAACATTTTCTTAGCATCAGGACCGGACTTGGACAAGATGCCATAACGTGCGTCACTGGATATTGTTGCCAAATTAACTGTTTCTCCACTCGCCATGAAAGAGAACCCTGATCGTCTATTTTTAAGATAACACATTCCGTAACATCTTGCATCTGCCTTACATGCCTCCCAAAAGATGTAGAATAATCTATTGGCTTCACGAAAGTCTGGCTTCCCGACATCAATCTTACTCCACTGCAAGTACATGTAATGAGCACCAGTAATATAAGTAGGAACATTGTTGTTATTGTAGTATAAACCTTCATCTCTGGTTTTAAATTCATTCTCTATATATTCTATGTATTTTTCCTTAAAATCATTAGGGTAATTTTTCCAATCAAAGATTGTTTTAATTTTACTCAACTCTTTAGGGTACTCAGTATATTCCCAGCTATTACTTTTAAACTTTATTGTTTTATCTATTTTTGGTAAAGCTATTTTAAGATTTTGTATTTCATAAATCTCACCAATCTTTCCGGTCTTACTAATTACAACAAGGTCGTGTTCTTTGTTGTAACCGTACTCCCATTTCTTAGACTTATTAAGTCTTGATATTGTATTTAATTTAATTGGTTGAATAACCTTGTATAAGGTTTGTTCGTACATATATTATCCTTTTGTAAAGAAAGCATATTCCATTTGAACTACACTAGCATGAGCTACTTGAAGCTGTACTCCTACATCTGCACCAGCATGATTAAAAGGCATAAACAAAAACTCTCCAGCCCCTAAACGAGCAAAAGCCTCATTACCTGTTTCTTCTACATCTACTAATTGAGCTGTTGCTGTAGAACCATTAGTTGTACCAGTATGTTTAACATATAAATAAGCAATAGCAGTTCCTGCTGGTACTATTATATTTTCCGCTCCAGTCGCTGTTGCATTTATTTTAGATACACCTACAGTTGGAGCTACTACAGTTAAAGTATCTGTAACAGATAAACTTAAAGAATCTGAGGTAGAATCTGTACTCGTTAATGTTAGTGTTGGTGTTAATGTTGCCATGTTTTTTTATTTAGATCTTTTTTCTGCAAAGCCACTAAAAGTAACTTCTTTAGTTTCATCAATTGTTATTTTGTTCTCTAGTATATTCTCTTCTTCTTCAATTCTTTTTAATATTTCAAAAGCGTCAAATATAGCTAGTTTTTTAGTGGCTGCTGCGTTCTTTAATCTGTCAGCAGATATGTCTTCATCTGAGTCTACAATAGCTTCTTTAGCTACCTTTATTAACTCCTCAACTGCTACTTGCCCAGCTTGGATTATACTCCTTTTCGTTTCCTTGATATTCATATTTAATTGAAATGTGGTTACTTAAAACCCTGTACAATCTTTCACCATCTATAATAAACTCGTATTCACTGTTAGGTATAAATCCTACTAAATCGTTTTCTTTTATACCAAACTCTTTAAGCTTTGTATCAACTTGTTTTATTACACCAACTAATTCCTTTTCAGATCCAACTGAAATTTCATCATCTGATTCTATTGGTTTAACAAAGCAATAACCTTCTACAGGTAACCACTTGTTGTTTCTCTTATACGAAAACATCTGATCTTGTTTGATGCAGTAAGTGTTTTCATCTATGTAGCTTTTACTATTTCTCTCAATACCTTTTACATCTAACCACCTTCTAAATACATT